TAAAATCAAAATTAAGAAGATCTTCAATATTCATTTTTTTTCTAAAATTGTATTGCTGTTTATGGTATAACAACCATCTGAAATAATTTTTATGAAAATTGCTATAGATGCCAGTATCATCATAGTCAGTAATATAAGCATAATCCCCATTATAATTATTTTCTCCTTTTGGGTAAAAATAACTTGGTCCGTTATCCGGAGAAACCATGCCTGTATAAAATATAATCCTTGGTTTATTAGTAGCCCAATCACTTGAATTTTGTTTGCATGTTGGAACAAATCCCCACATTGATGAACCACCTGGGTTAAAATCTTGAGCAACCCGAGTTAGATATGAAAAATCAGTATCGACGGTTTGTATCTTAGAACCAGTTTGACCATATTGAATATATTCTTCCTGGGCCAGGAAATTTTCATCCAACTCATCAGGATTCTGTTTTAGCAAAAATCCATCATATTCAATATCCGTTTCCTTTTTGTAATATGATTCGACATTTTTATTGAAATCAATAATATCCGGACATTGTATAACATCCTGCATCTGCACAAATTCAACGGTCCTATTCCTGTTATTGAAAATATAACGGATATTAAGGTAATTGCTTAAATGCAACAAAAAATCATAAACCTTTACCTGGGGCAAATGATTCGAAATCGAAATGTTATAATGATTTAAATTATCTTTTACAATTGCATATGTATTAAATAAACAAGCGCGGTACCAATTGGGATTCTTACTAAAAAAATTATCATTTACTTTGAAAGGATTTGGAGTGGTATAAGTAGTAGCCCCATCAACAATTATATTGGTGTTGCGGGTAAAAATTTCAGTTAAAACATTATATAGCCTTGGAAATATTACATATTGTTCGTTATCACATGGAGACCATCGTCCGGCAAAGGCACAGTCGTTTATACTCCATTGATTGATCCATGGGTATCCGGGATTAGCTTCATCAACATATTTAAATATTTCATCATAAACCGGAAAGACATAATATGGTATTTGAGGATTATCTAGATTTGAACTTTGTGCTATTGCTGCAAAAGTATCGAGCAAAGCATCTTTTGTAGTAAATTGAGTATATTGTGTTGATGCTCCAAATACGCACTCATTAAGAAGTTTGTCAAAATTCAACAAAGGAGTTTCAATAAAATTGACGTTGTATTTGTTCTTTTCAAAATTAGTTATATTAAGATTTCCACGCCACAGGCAATACTGATCCCAATAAATGTCCAGTGGAATTTTATTGGTAAAATTACTTATATTTCTAACCGGGGGCGATATCCTATTTTGATTTTTTAGAATGGGGTCGTTTACCCTATTGGATGAAATTGAAAAAGGAAAACTCCTGGTTAAGGTAATATCATTCAAAGTCATTAACGGACTTTTCTGTAGCATACGGATTGAAGTTTCGCCTCCAATCTCTAATTCTCTACCTTCGCTTACCAGTCTTAACATATTACTTTTTTATCAAAACAAGTTGAAAAATTGCATCTTCCGCATCACCGTTAGAGCCGTTTTTATCAATAACAATTTCCAGTCGATCATTTGCTTTTATGTCAAAATTATCTTCAAATAATGCAGGATCATTTACGGTATAAACATCATATATTTCTATACCTTTATTAGTATTATCTGCAAAAAATAATTGCTCAGTAGGAGCAAATGAATATGCATCTCCTGCAATATGACTTCCACCATTAAAATGAATTGAAATCCCATCAATAAGATAATGAAGTTGCGTTTCATGTATACTCAATTCTGTACTCCAGGAATCGCTGGATTTTCTCCATTTAAATTTTTCTCCTGAAGTAATTTCCACCTGGTAGATATCTCTTGAATCACCTCTTAGGGAATTACCAGAATACACACCTACAATTGATATATCATTTTCTCCGGATCCTGAAAATGTCGGTTCAGTCATTCGGATTCTTTTAAAATTAATTAAAGAATTATAGGAAGAACTGTCTTTTTTTATGCAAAATGCAGTAAGTCTGACGGGGTAAGCGGTAGAATTTTGCCAAATATTTAAATCACGCAATTGATTGATAAGTACATAATAATCGCTATTTGCTGCAAATGCGCCACCAGGAATGCTAAATTTTTCGGTAATAACTTTAGAATTATCACCAATCCATAAACCGGTTGGCGTTATATCAATTACCCCAGAAAGTGTATATACCTTTTCCAATCCATCTGTTATTATATTTGTTATTAATACATAATTATATGTATAAGTATCCCCGTCATAAATCCTAACAGGAGTATTTATGCCAATTATGCTATCCCATGTTGCTGTAGATGTTAATCTAAAATGCGTAGAATCATCAATTGTAATATCGTCTATTATCGAAATCCAACCATTTGTATATTTTAATGGATTTATCGCTTCATTAACTGATTCAACAAAATCAGTAATATCGCTTACAGTATGCGTATGACTGGGAGGTATTGCATCTTTTGCATAATCAAGAACATCCTGAACAATAGGTTGCAATTTTGTTGCACTTATTGCCTGTGCATGATTGGTTGCTAAATCTGTAGCTATTTCTGCTGCGATGGCTGCATATGTTTTACTCATGGCTTATATATTAAAATCATTATTAAAATCGTCATTAAAATCACCAAACTCAGGCATTACAGCCGTTGTACCTGCTATTTTCTCATATTCAAATTCCGCTGCGTACATAAAAACATCATCTTTTCTCTTGCCATATTTGGTGCTTGTGATTACAATTGGGATTAATTTTTCTTCAGCTGTTATTTCAAAAATATCTTCAGACTGGAAAAACTGCATGAAATAATGCAATTCATCCAAGGTAATCCAACCTGTATTTGCTTTTACCTTCTCTGTTAGTATGGTCGTATTTATTTGTTTTTTAACCCTGGTATTGGTTTCAAAATCTTCCGGCAGATCTATTTCAATAAATTCTTTTGTTAGTTCGATCGAAGTTTCAAAAATACCCCTGGAAATTATAGTATCATAATACATATCGGATTTGAACAGGAATTGACGCCTGTTCTCATAATACGTATTATCAATAGTATATGTCCTGGTTTCTGATATTTGAGAATATGAACCACCACCAACGGCACCCTCCAGCCAAACTTCATATTTTGTTGCTGTTTTTGCAGGATCAAATAAAGAAGTCAATTTATTTACTAATATTTCTATAATATTACTGGTAGTTATTATCTGCTCTGCTGTTAATCCACTATAAGTTCTGTTATCAGAATAATATACTTTATATCCAATTTTTAAGTGATCACAGGTTTCTACAAAAAAGTATAATTTTTCAATTGCCGTTAAATCACTTCTTTTGTTCTGTGGAGCATAGCTTAAAAATGTTTTATTGACACTAAAATAAGTATATAAGGCTTCTGCCAATTCATTTGACTGTGCTGCATAATAATGTGGAACTTTTCCCTGGATGGCAATAAATGAACCTGATTCAACCCCAACTTTGTTATCACCGGTTATAAATTCAAGAAAACATCGGATTTTAAAAATCAGTTTTGAAATTGTATGTACTACAATATAGGAAGTTCCATTCGGATAAGTATAAGCAGCTTCTAATATATTATTAATGTATTGAGCAATATCAGTTTTTGTAGTTAATGCATAATAGGTGCTATAGTCTTCTGCTATTTTATTCCATTTAGCACCATCATAAGTAAAAATCTGGTAAATACAAATCGGGCATTCTGAAATGGAAATAACTCCGGAGGTACCAGCACATGAACTTACTAATCCACTTGAACCGGTCAGGTATATGATATCATATTTTGCTCCATAATTTACTGCGGTAAAATAAATATAATTGCCAGTTACTGTAATAACATAATAGGTGGAAAAATAATAAAGGGTTTCTAATCTTGCTTTAACCCGCAACAACCATGCATTTACGGTTTCAACTCCATCCCAGGCAGGAATTTCATTGTTTAAAACAGGTGTTGTTTTTGCTGTATATGTACTGGTAACACTTACACCTCCAACCACATTCCAGATGGTAAAAAATTCATCGGCAACAGCTGGCCTTGCAAATAATAAATATTTGTTTGAATAAGTGCCTGGCGTGGCATAATCGCCAGATTCAATCTGTGTTTTAAAAATAACAGGATTTCCTGAAAAATCAATTGCGTCTGGATTTTGTATAATTGTAAGTGCCATATACTAAAACTAACTTTATTTTATCTTAATGTCAATGACATTAACTTGATCGAGTAAACTTACTTTCATCAATTATTTTATTCACTGTTTCATCTGCTTCCTGGATATCATCATAAAGAATGAATCCTCTAAATGGTATTCCTAACTTATTATTTAAGATAGCTACCGAACTATTTAAATTTATAATTGAATTTAATATCATTTGAAATATCGGATCGGAAGTATTAAAATTTCCGCTTTGTTTTACATCCTGGGTAAATCCTCCGGTTTCATATTGTGGAACACGGTTAGATTTGATATTTTCTATCGCAGATACCCAATTCAGAACCTGTGGATTTTTCATAGTATTATAATCAATCACGTATTCAGGTTTATTTTCTGCTGCCAGGAATAAAGATGGATTGGTATACAAACCTGTTTTTGCCGGTCCCATAAATTTGGCATTATATTGTCTTCCATCGTTAGCTCCGGTAACAGTTGTATAACCTCCCGAATCTAAATTCATAACTGCATCTCTCTGCTTCATTGCATTTGATATCTGAATAGCGCCAGTTGCCCCAATAAGCACGGCAGCAATCGCGCCAGCAATTGGCCCCAACTGTGCAAATCCTTGCATTATTGACAAAGCAGTGCTCGCAATAATTTTAGCAACGGTAACTTTAAATTCAATTTCAGCATATTGTTTTTGTAACTGTTTTTTCCGTTCTTCTGCTGCTGCATCCAATGCTTCTTTTTTTGCTTGGTTTGCTTCGTCCATTTTTGCTTTTTTGTCAGCATATTTTTTTTCAATAGCCTCAATTTTATCTTTATCGCCTTTGGCCGCTGCAATTTCTGTAGCTTTTGCTTTGTTAAATGCCGTTAAATCTTTTTTCAGCTTAGCATCGTATTCTTTGGCTTCCCGATTATTGATTGCATCAATTTCGAGCGCTTCGCCTTCCTTTGCTGCAGCAATCATATTACTGGCTGCTTCAATAATTGCCTGAAATTCCTGTACATATTTTTGTGCTACTTTTAGCTTTTCTTCAATTAATTTCTTTTCATACTCAACGCCCATATCAGCGTATTTCTTTTCTATATTAAATCTCTGTTCAGAAGTATCTGTAATTCCAGCAATGAGAGCATCTTTTTCCATTTGCTGTAACTCATCATGTTTTTTTTTATCCAATCCGGATATGGCTTCTTTTACACCCTCTACTCCTTCTTTTTTAGGGGCATTATAGCCATATTTATCTTTAAAATCTTTTAATAGTTTTTGCGTTTCTTCTCCCTTTTTTAGTTCAGCTTCATCGTAGATTTTTATCAGTTGCATCTTACGGATGAGAAATTCTTCTTCATCAATCAGTTTTTTATTTAATTGATCAGTGAGTGATGCAAGGTCGTGTTCATAAATTTCTTTATCGGTAAGAAGTCCAGCATTTTTCTTTAAGTTATACAAATTATCCTGGTACTTTTTTTCCTGTTCTTCTCGCTTATCATAAATTTCTTTTAGTAAACGCTCCTGTATAACTTTCCAAAGTTCTAACTGTGCGGTTTCAATGGCGGTTCTCTCACTTGAAGTTTTTAAATAAATAGCATCAATTAAAGCCTGGTTTATTTTATGGGTTTCAAGTTCTTTTGCATATTTGTCGCGAATTATCTGGATTTCACGTTCATTAGCATTAAGCATTTCCTGATGAAGTTCCTGTGCATTTTTCTTTTGTGCGGCAATAAGATCGGCCAAATATTTGTCGAGATCTTCCTTTTCTTGCTGTTTTTTTGATTTTCCTGTACCACCACTTTTTGTTTGTTCTATTTGATTTTCTTGTGGTATGGACCCGGAATTTGCACCACCATTAATATAAGGTATTTTTGTTGTGTTTTTTTCTGGATTCAATATATTTTTCAAATCATTTGCTTTTTTATATGCCAAATCCATATCAATATTTGATTTTGTTAATATATCGAGATTTTTTTGCATATACTTACCCTTTTCGATCTCCAATTGTACTAAAGCTTCTTCTATCTTTTTTATTTGAACCTGGTTAAAAACTTTTTGATATTCTTTTTGTGGATCATTAATTTTAGCCTCAAGTTCTGCTCTTCTTTCAGTTAATTTATTTATTTCACCGGCTATTTCTTTTAATTTTTCACCATGAACTTCCATTTGTATTTTTTTGTATATTTCCTCATTAACTTTTTTTAATGATGAAGTCAATTGTTCATTACTTGCTGTTTCAGAAATAATATAACCGAGATATGTTCCATATTTTTCATTTAATTCTTTTATAAGTTCGGATCTTTCTTTTGTTCCTATTTTTGTTTGCTCAATTCTTTTCATATACATATCCAAATCAATTTGTTCTTGAGCCATTTTTTTATGAATTTCTTCCTGGGCATCAGCAAATCTTTTTTGTTCTTGTGTTGCACCACTTAATTTAGATATATATGCAGCAATAGCTATTCCTGCGCCTATAACAACTCCTGTTAATAATTTCCATGGATTTATATTTCTAACAATATTCATAACAGCATCATATGCTATAACGAATTGTCTCGCAATTCTAAATGCTATAGATTGCGCATTAATTGCTATAGTCATTGCAACAATACCAATAATTGCTGCATTAATTAACCTGCTATGTTCTTTATAAACATTGATTACTGCCATAATGCCTTTTAATAGATAGCTAAATGCATTAGTTGAGAATGTTAATGCAGGTGCAAGTTTTTCTCCTAATTCAATTGCCATTAACGCGGCTTTGTTTTTCGCCTGGTCTAATTTTGCAGCATTGGTGCTGGTATTAATATTTGCCTGTTCATAAGCAACTTTAGTGCCAGTTACCGCCTTTGTTAATTCATTTACACGTTCTTTATTGTTCATTAAAATATTTGCCACAGTATAATTCTCAAGTCCAAAAAGTTTTGTCATTTCTGTAGCTGAAAGATTCTTTGCTTTCAAATTTTCTAAAGCAGTGCCAATACCAACCAGGGATGGATTCAAAGTGTCGTCTCCTGAAGTAGCTAATTTCAATAAAACGTTTCTTAGACCGGTACCTGCAACTTCTCCCTTTATTCCTTTTTCTGATAATGCTTCGATCATCCCGACAGATTGTTCTATTGAAACATTGAATTGATTCGCAGCAGAACCGCATTTTATAATAGCTGCTGAAATATCTTCAACTTCAGCAGCACCTTCTTTTGAACCAGCTGCCAATACATTTATAAAACGTCCAGCTTCTGATGCAGGAGCATTAAATTGATTCATTGTATTTGCTAGTCCTTCAACTGCAGGGACAGTTTCCATACCTGCTGCCAATGCAAGTGTTAATGCTTCTTTTGTAACAGCTGCAAGTGCTTCTTTGTTTTTTAATAATTCTGGTTTTGCTGAACCCATTTTCGTGAAAGCATCAACTATATCGCCAGCACTTTTAGTAATTCTAACTCCATTTGCATCAGTGGAAATGCTCATTTTTTTAGCTTCATCAGAAAGCCATTGTAAGTTTTCTCCTTGCAATCCAGTTAATGATGAAAGCATTGCTACCTTTTTTTCATACTCATCTGCAGCTTCCACTAATTTTTTAAAACCAAAAACAACTCCAACCAAAGAGGCAGAAACAGCAGCAAATATTCCTCCAAATCTATTAAATCCATCTGCCATTCTACTCCACATACTTCCACCTGCTGTAGACACTCCATACATTTCAACTTTTACTTTTTTAAGTTCTGCTTCAACTAATTGCAATTGTTTTGATTTATCTATATAAGCATGAGTACCACGCTCCATTTTTGAAAGTTCGGCAGTTATTTGGGTTTGTGCTTTTTTTAAATCTGCAAGGTTGGTTCCATTAAGGTTTTTTAATACTTTTGCAACATCGACGACATTCGCCTGGACCTTTTTCATGGATCCATTCACATCATCAATTTCGCCTTTAAGTTTTTTCCAGGTTTCCTTGTCTCCACCTTTAAAAGCCTTGTCCATCTCGGCTTTTAATTCCTTGGTTTGTTTTTTTAAATTTTCAATCTCCCAAGCTGCTTCTTTCCCATCGATGATAACTTCGGCTTTTGCTATTTCAGTATTATTTGCCATTATTTATTTATCTTCTAATGTTTCTTTAACATATAAAACTCCTTCATGTGCATATTTTGATGCCAGCATATTCCCTAGCTTTTTAACTTCTAATAAAAATGTTTTAGAAAACCACATCTTTGGCTTTCTTTTGCTATTATTTTGATTACTCAGGTTCACTCCTTTCCCTACTCCCATATCTGTAAACTTTAAAAAATATTCAAATGCAAATTGTATTCTTGCTACATCCCCGCCTGCATTTGCCATTACATGATTATAAAATGATCTGGCATGAACATATGGGTTATTAATACCTAATTCCTCCATTTTTCTGATCCAAATCTGGATAACCACATCGGCCCATTCTTGTATAGTTAATCTATAATCACTCATATTTCTAACCAATCTTCTTCATTATAAATCGCTCCTGGTTTTTCTGAATTTGTAAAAATGCAAAGCATTCCATAAAATCCATTACCTATTGGCCCAATTGGCCTGTAATATATACTGGGTTTATCAAGATTTCTTAATCCCAATTTTGGGCCTCCTTGTTGATCTACCAATTTATCATGAAACATTTTAGACCATATTTTCACCAGCGCTTTCTTGCTATCTTCTTTTGACTGCTCAATTTTATCAATATCATTTACTGGTGCGTATTTAGCAATGTAAAATGTATGGTACATATTATCAAGGATAGAACTTTGATTTTCACCAATTTTGCCCTCATAATTATTCTCAACACATAATATCATATCCTTTGCAGTTGTTGCTTTTAATAACAATTCTTCTAATGTTGACAATCCACCTACCCTAAAAAAGCGAGGTGCTTTTTCAGTATGTTGTATTTCTTTCAACCTCGTGGCAACATCCTTCATATATGTTACAAAATCGAATGCCATATTATTTCTTCTTTACTTTGTCAAACTTTTCTTTCATTTCAATATTTTGCAAAGCCAGTTCATTTAATGTTTCTAATACTTCATACAAATATGTTTGCCTTATTTTTTCGTTTTTAGTGACATCACTTTGAGCCAGCGCATTAACCATTTTCATCATTCCCCTGAATGCATTTTGTTTTTTTGTGGATCCACCTCCCGTAAAAATTTCAGGAAATATTTCCTGAATATGATTCCTGGTCCCGGAATAGAATAAATATATTTTTTGACAAATATCTTCAGGAAGATCTGCTAAAAATTCAGCACGTGAGGAAACCAGAAAAGCATTAAATGGTTCTCTCCGATCACCATTATATTCAATAGCTTTTGGATTATATCCTAAAATCTCAGGTCTGTATAGGATGGAAACTAATTCAATCAAATATTTATTATTCTTTGTATTACAGAAATTAATAAATGCAGGTTCTGCGTACATATATTCTAAGAATATGATATTTGTCAGAGCATCATCTGGTCCGTAAAAGGTTTTTTTATTGTGCGTAAATGAGGGTAAAAGGTTTTTTATAAGTTTACTATATAATAATGTATTTTCTGTACCATCCTTCCTTTTTTCTTTTTTAAAAAGAAAATCCAAGGTGTTTGCACAAAAAGACAAATCTTCAGGATCCATTAAAAACTTTTTCTTTCCTATTGAAAGCAAAAACCAGGGCTTTTGATATTCCTTTTCAATCTCTTTTTTTATATGAACCTTTATATTTGAGATATAAAGAAATAATTTTGTTTTAAAGTCCATAATTGGCAATGGCATTGTAAGCAGTTTTGCCATGATTGAAAACTGCTTTTCAGTTAATTCATTCCATTCTGATGGGGTGGAAATTTTAATATTATTTATTGTGATTGTATGCATTATTTTTATTCAGATAATGTGACAAAATTTTCATCTGTTAAAAGATTACCGGGGGATTTTTTATACCAATCAGGAAACAAACCGGTAAATTTATTATATACAAAAGTTACCCATCCGGAACAAACAGTCCTTAAATCTTTCATTGTAGTGCCACCAATCCAAATTGCTTTGCCACATTTTTTTGAAATAATATAAAATGGGTGTGCAATTATAAGATCAAAGAAACTATATTTTACCTTACCTAAAAATGGAAGCATAAATTTTCCATATTCTGAACCATCCACATCAAATTTAGGTCTACGAATAATTAATAATCTACCGGATTTTAAATAATCATCATATGGTGTAGTTATCAATCCAACCCCACGATTATATTTATCTTCTTCTATAATCATTAAAACTCCATAGTTCCACCAAAACATGCCAGAATGATTTACTTTGCTTTCAGTAAACCAACGAATAGCTTTTGATAAGAAACTTTTGCCCCCTCCAACAAGAAGCAAATCGCCTGTTTTTATATTTTCTGCTTTTATCATTTGTACATATTTATTTGAGAAACACCTATGTTACCTAACCATTTCGATACATCGAAAGAAGGGCATAGTTTACTGGATACCTGGTTATGTCCTAACACAATTATTTTAGGATATTTTATAATTAAATCTTTTACATATTTGGTAAGCACTTTTGTTTGTTCTGGTGTTCTGGTGTCGATTCCTTCACCCCCGCCAACATATACAATATGTCTACTTTTGCTATTCATACCAGCAACCCCATTCGTTATTTCTCTAGGGTCAACCCAATCATCATTATTGTAGGGTACTAAATTTTCAATAACACCATCTAAATGAACCATATCAGAATACCCTACTTGCTTCCATCCCCTTCCGTCTGGAGGTGGTGAAAGATGCCATTGTCTAATATCATCAGAAGATACATTTCTTCCGGCTGGCGTGTCAGTACAATGGATTACTAAAAATTCTAGTTTTTTCATTATTTACATTTTTTTCTAAATCCAAATATATTTTTTTTATGTCTACGACGTTCAATCATTCCATAGATTGCAATTCCAGACATTATTAAAGTAGACAACATAGCAAGACATGTTAATAGCCAGGTTATATTAAGTTTAGTTTCTTCACTAATAACAAATCCTGTAACGAATGATATATAAGCAAAGACCATCGAGACTTTAGTTATAAGTGGTGTAATTAGCAAGAGTCTCACTGGAGCCATAGTATTATATTTCATCTTTTGTCGTTTCGGCCACTTCCTTTTTTTGACTCTGAGCAGTAATTCCTAAGGCACTGCCAACCCAAACAACTATATTTGCAATTTTTAGAACAGTCACTGGAATAACCAGAACTGATGCAGGTGTTGCTTTAGCTAAAACCGATAATGTAACGGCCAAAATAGCTACATTTCTTAATTTTGCCCACCCCTTAGGGGTAGGACTTATTAAATTACTAAAAAACTTTTTCATAATACAAAATTTAATTAATGAATATATGCTCCGATATCATTTGTGCCGTTTGTTTTGGTTGTTATAATAGGTAATTGGGTATCGCTACCCCAATTTGTAGATGCGTCTAAACCTATGTTATATGGGGCGGAAATAGAAGTTCCTGAATTTATCGCCGTACTACCTGCTTTAAGGGAATAATCACCTGCAGCATAATTGGTGAATAAATTATTAAATTGTTCAGTGGTCAAAAATATGGAGTGCTGATCATAACCGAGTGCTTGCCATTCGCTCCATGTCTTTATAACTCCATTTATTGAAAATGGCTTTGCTACAGTTGAATAATAGATATTAAAGTCTAATGTATTACTAGCACAGGATGTTGTAAGAAAGTTAACCAATAAGCCAGTTGTATTGATAAAAATATTGTTTTTTATTATATTACCTTTTGCTGGATCGCCGCCTGCATTTTCGGTAAAATATAATTCGTCTGCACCATTTTCTATAAAAGTATTATTCGTAATATTTACACTGTCCGAACCTTTGAAAACAAAACCATAATTCTGTTGGCTTTTTACAACATTTCCAAAAAAATGCGAACTTGAATAATCTGTGTTGGTTCCTTTAAAACCAATAAGGCCCGAATACGATAAATAATTATGTTTTATAATTATAGGTACGCCTTGAAAGCCTACAAATAACCCATGACAAGTAACATTGTTGCCAGGATAGTAATATTTATTACCTCTTACATAATTATTATTTATTGTAACCGATGTTAGCGTATTGTCCGCTATAGTAGTTGCTTCATCTCCAATCTTCACAATATGACCAATATCGTATTTGCCAAAAATCTTATTCCCATAAATAGTATGAGTTCCTAAAATATCAGCAGTACTATTGTATATTTCTACAGATTCAGCGCCATTGGTAGTGATTAAGTTGTTATTTGTGAAAGTATTTCTGACCGAATTGAATAAAGTAAACTGTCCATTCGTAAGATTTACGACATTATTGTTTGCTGTAACCGTATCAAATGATTTAATCACTTGCAAAACCCCGACATTTGTAAAATTAAGTCCTGTTACCTTGTTATAAGAAAAATCAAAATCATTTGTAAAGTTGGGTTGATTTGATGTGAAGAAGTTATAAGCTGTTGTTATGTTTATTTCATTGCCTTTTATTGTAACAGGCTTATCTGTTGCTATTGTTATGTCGGTTGCAACCCTATTGTAATTAATTCTTGAATTTAATATTATTAATGTATCGCAGGTACTTGCAAATGAGAAGTAAGCTAGATCAAAATAACAGGTATTAAAATAACCTGTATTATTTACTACAATGGGTTTAGCCCCGCTTATAATAGTATTTGATATAACACCTCCGTTTGCAACAGCATCTATTTTTAATACGGTGGTAGCTGCATTTTTAATTAAACACTTATCTAACGTTTCGTTATTTCTACATAAATAAGCAACGGTAGTAGTGTTAGTTTCTCCATCAATTACCCATCCAGTAAGTTTTTTTGATCCGTTGGCACTTGTAATAAAGACATAAGTCGTACCTGTGGATTGTAACGTATTCAACCCCAATCCCCTAAATTCAATTAATTTGGATATATTTAAGTAGTTTGTCTCTTTATAGGTGCCTGTTTTAGTATAGGTTAAATCTCCATTAGTACTACCCGAATTAACCTTAACCTGGGTTAACCAGGGGCTTAGTTTTGTACCTGTGTTTGGCGAATCATTACCAGCCTTAGAACACCATCGTACGTTTGAAGTCTGTTCTGTTGGAACTTTAAAATAAGTATTACAAGTAGTTAATTGAGTGCCTGTTTTGGCTGTATTGTATAAAACTATTTCTAAAACACATGGTTCGGCAAACTCGACACCGTTTTCATTTAAAATCTGTTTTTGATGTAAACAGAAAAATTTGTTTTCATGATCAATATTTTGAAACAAACTAACCACGGGTATTTGATTAGGTACACTATCTGCCGCATTGTATAAAAAACTATTTAAGTCTGCAGCGATCAATATTGTATCTCCAATTGGAGCTGAAATAGTTGCAGCGCTCTTGTATGGCAAACCCCTTTTCCAGCCTACAGGAAAATCATAATTTGTAATTAGAAAATGTCTGTTATTTCCACTTATATCTCGAAAATAATAACTGCCTGAAATATTTATAATAGTGCCGTCTAAATATACATTAGTATTACCTTTATATGGTATTTCTTTGTTTGAAATATCATACCACGTTTGAACCTGCGAAAATACAGGTATGCTAAAAATTAATAATAGCAATAATATATATTTCTTCATTTTACTTTAATTGAGTACCACCATTCATAACCATCATATAGCCAGCAAATCAAACTTACCTGATTTAAAGTTGGGTCAAAAATATCTGAGCCGTTCACGCCTGAAAATGTTATTGTATGTGTACCATCTCCGATTACCCTTTGAATTGCGGTATAACCAGCAACAGCATTAATACGTCTAGGTATTAGTGTTATGCTTGCTGTGATCGTATCAGTAGTATAAACCGTAACTGGCCGATCAAAATAAATAGAGTCAGAACCTACGCGGGTTTTTGTTTGCTTATAAAAATTAATCAATCCAGGTTTTGTAGCTACCGTATCCCCGGCGACAGTTAAAGAATATTTGGCTATTAAATTTCCATTAATTGTTAATCTGCTATTTATAGGAGAGCTATTTTCTAAACCGGAAAATAATGCATTAGCTGTGTCTTGATTAACATTTCCCCAACCCATTGTAGTTAATATTATTCTATGTGAGCTATTCGTTAAATAATAACCAGCTTTATAACCAATCATAATATTATAACTACCAGAGGTATCTTCATATGCTGCATAAGGTCCTAAAAATGTATTATAATCTCCTTTTTTATGTGATCTTCCACATAGTCTTCCGATACTAACATTGCTGCTTCCAGTTGTTAATGAAAATCCTGCAGTGTGACCAATATTTATATTATATAATCCAGTGATAGTATTGTTACCAGAATATATTCCTAAATTAATATTATGTTCTGTATTATCAAGATTTCCAATTATAATGCTATCATTAGAATAAAATTTATTTATCATTATATTTTTTACACTATATAAATACAATGAACCAGGTCTGACAAGTTGCCAATAACTTATTCCTGTTGGCATTGTTATCAATGGACTACCATCCTTTAAAAAAAGAGTATCACCAAAATGAACGCTTTTATTGAAATAAAACCCCTTATTTGCTGAAGAATTATAGAAATAAATATTTTGATTTTGAAGGTAAATCTGTCCGTAGTTATTATTTTTATCCTTGAGTTTATAAAAGGGTATTCCACCAGTTTTATTGGACCTCATAATATGATAAAAATAATCATTAGTCCTGGTGTTATATATGCTATCGGTTTGGCTAAAAGCCGATGTTAGCATAAAAATTGAGATAATTAGTAATAGTAATTTTTTCATTTTAAATTATTTTTTAGTGTCCGAATGTGAAAGTTTTATTTTCTGCCGAATTTTCATAGTAATATGAAGTTCTATCTGCTTCATATATATCTGATGCTTTATACAGTGGGTAATTGTCAGGGTTTTTATCTATTATTTCCCTTATAGTTGATAAGTAATGCTCCCCAATGTTTTTATATTTAAGGCCCATTTCTGCCTCAAATGCTGTTAGATTTGCTGTTGCTTTCAAAATATTAGGAAGAATAACTTTATTTGCAGTACTAACATTATTTGCTAATACTTCTTCTTTTATGGTATCTGCCAAAGCTTTTGAAATAGTAGATTCAATTTGTAACGTTTCTACGTTTTTCATGTCGGTCCTGAATCCTTCAAATTTTAACCTGCTTTTATCAATATTGACATATTTGTTAAATTCTTCAGCTGTTTTTATAAAAACTTCAGTAAACTTTATATAGGCATCACTACCTACCCAATCTGTATAATCTCCTTTATTTTTCAATAAAAAAACCTGCAATTTTTCTATCTGTTGCCATCCTAATTCCAGCATTGAATCTCTTATTGCTTTTACTCTTTCCTTACTTGCAGGTGCTGATGTTGCAGTCATTGAAACTTCAAACCCCATAGCAGATAATCGAGTATCAATAGAAGGGGCAGCCACATAAACTGTAAATTTTGCTAATGCATCCTGAATAAATGGTAATAATTCTTTATATTTTGAATTTTCAACAGCAGGATCTGCATTATACCAAGCTTCCATTTTATCAAATAATTCTTCCCCCAATATGTCTTTTATGTAATCATCCTGAGTGTTTTTGACAAAAGGTAATAAAGATTCCATCTCATTACTTACGTCAGCTTTGAGGTATAATCTAAATTCCTCTATGTTTTTTATTAGTGCCATAATTTAATAGAGTTAAGAAATTACTTTTTGTGAGCCGGTACCTTTATCCAAAGTAGTTAATTCAATATTAGGTACTCTAAAATGAATGTCAGGTGGCCATTTATTAATAGCTTTTATTAAATAATACGGATACACTAGGATATCTCTAAATGGTTTTAATAATGCCTGTTTAATGATAAACAATTCTCTCGCCTCTGTTCCATTAATTGTTTTTGCTTTCCCGTGGGACCCAATCAAAGAACTGTGTATACTATTTCCATAATGAATTATATTGCTTACTGTTTCTGAATCTTCAATATATTCACCACCTGCTGTTTTTGTTTCTATAGGTACAATTTGAATAAGTTTTATTTCTTTTCCATCAGGAGCATGATTTATCCTTCCAATTACTGCTTTTCCTGCATTTGGTGCACCAGCTAAATAATTGCCTATATCATCATATTCTTTTTTTATTCTTGCTTTCTTTTTTTCTTTATCTGTTATATTTTCTTCAGCAAAAATGGCAGGGAAATATTCAGAAGATATATATACCATATATTTAATGCTCATTGAATTGTTTAACATGGCCCTTTTAAACTCAGGTATTAAAATTGCCAAGTCCAACCATCCAGATTCAATCAAACTATACCAAGGTGGTTTGGGATAATAAAACCTTCCTGGTGTTGGAAAAAATGTTGGTATTATATATCGATATACGCCTTCATCTTTTATTGTTCCTTTTGCATCTGCATAGGGTTCTCTTCCAATTCTTCTTTTTAAATCTAATATTGGATTTTTTCTTGATAGTACTTTTGTTACATCAATATCTTCTGCTTTCGGTGTACCATCAACCCACTTTGAAGAATAGAAATGATTTTCTATGATCCCGGTCTTAGGATTCATTTCTTCCCATCTGGAGAAGGATGCTTCCTTATTATTTAACTCAACAACTTTTCTTTTTGCTGGTTCATCTATATTCAGTAGTATTTCTGGAAATGTACTATAGAAATAGTTCATATCCATTAGTTGTTCCAATAAATATATAGTACTGTTATTATTCTCAAAAAACATATTTATTTCTTCATTATCTACAACTGGTATAGCAATCTTTTTTCCGTTTGAATCATATGTATATTTAACAGGCGTTACTCCATCGCCATATCCAGCCAATATGTTAAATAACATATCAGAAGAAGCATCAACACTCTTTCCTACCTTTTTAGTAATTTGATCTGGCAAATCATTATTTTCTCCCCAAGGGACTACACCTCTATATGTTTTACCATCACTTACTGAAACTATTTTTGGTTTAGCATCAGGATTAGCAAACATATCTCTACTATCTGTCACCATTACTGCAGCAGCCGATGCATTATTAAAAGTTATGTATGCAGCTGTACTACCTATTTGTGTTACCTTTACATTTTTATTCATAGACATCTTGGTCATTAATTTTAATGATACTTATATGTCTTATCTTTCTTATCGCACCACTATCTACCCACTTTATGTTATATGTTCTTGGTCTGTAATGCGATGACAGACATTGGCACTTTTCTCCTGTAACAATCCCGCCAGATCCTAATGTTATAAATTCCATTGAAAACATAGCAGGTTTACCTGTTGGTGTTTTCTTTTCCATAATTTTATTTATAACACTATTGTGTATCATCGTTTATTTTTATTTAAATTAAATATGAATAACATAAAAAGTCAATGACAAAAACTTCTAATACATCAAGCTAAGAGCATGTATTTTTATAATCAAAAATCCATGCACTTATCTTGGTAGTAGCATAAGTTTTACAAACCTATGCAGGAGTTCATTAGTAACGATGCTCTCATAGGGGGGGTTTTTCAAAAAAATTCCACAGCATATTGCATAAAAAAAGTTCTGTTTTTCTGAGACAAGGACAGGGCGGTGCAGGGTCTTGATACACAAAAAAGGAGAAAATCTCCCTTTTAACCCTCTTTTTTTTTGATTTTCAATTTATTAAGGATTTTATTTTTGAAAATTCTAAATTAAAAAAATAACAATTTATTGTTTTTGTAGACATACAAAACTATATATTAGATATACAATATTATTTTATAGCTATAAACATATATTTAAATTTTTATGATATATCTTTTTTTTGTACTTTTATTATATAATTAACTGATTTACAAATTCTTAAATTTTACAATTATGATTAACAAAGACAAAAACTCAAATGTAAAGGTTGAAAAAACAACAGAAAATGAAACTAAAAACACTCCTTTAACAATTGTTAAAGAAGAAAAAAAAGAAAGCAAAGAAACAATTGAATTAAGTTTTGCAGACAAGATGAAACAAATTAAAGAACTACAAAGTCTGACTGTAAAACTTGATCAAATGGAAGCGACTGAAATTAAACTCAAATCATTCAAATTAAAATCTGATGGAATGAACGATTATTTATCTATTAGGGATGACAACAGAAACGAATTTTCAACTTCAAATAGTGAAGTAATAAAAGTAGTTTTTAACTTAATACAGGAGACTGTAACACAAAAACAAATTGAATTAAAAAATAAAATTAATTCTTTCAGTATTTAATTAAAAATACAAATCCCTTCTTGCTGGCAGGCTTGAAGGGATTTTTTTCTAAAATTAACTGATTTAAATTTAGATAGACAAATGTATGAATAAAACAGAAAATTATAAAAGAAATAGAGAAGTTTTAAAAAGTATGAGCAGAAAGGCCAGACTTATAAGAGAAACCCAAATTGCAAAAGCAGTACAAAGCAATAATGAAGAAATGCTTATGTATTGGAGTAATTTAAAAATAAATGATATTTTAATGAAAGTGCTTTATAAAAAAGGAGAAGCAAAAGTTTTTAATACTTTCTTTCAATGGAAAGCAGAAAATAAAATAATTTTAAAAGGCTCAAAAGCAATAGTTATTTGGGGACAACCAAGAACAAAAACCCAAGAGGTAGACGGCAAGGAAATTGACGAATATAGTTTTTATCCATTGTGTTATTTGTTTAGTAATTTGCAAGTAACAGACCGTTAATAAAATATTAAAATAATTTCGTAATCTTATTTAGAATAATTCTGAATAAGATTATTTTTGCCCGGGCTACTTTTTTTCTTTTATGTATCGATATAGAAAAAAAGTAACAAAAAAAGAAAAGCGATACTTTTTGGCTCTAATATAAATTAATTGTTAAATTTGAATTTATTAACACTTATTTAACCGAAAATAACAATATGAAACTAATAATTAATTGGAATGATTTTCAAAATGATATAAATGCTTTTATCACTAAGGGAATTGGAATAGTAAAAAATGAATCAAATACTAGAGATAATAATTCATTTGAAGAAATTAAAATAGAAATAGATAATTGGACAAAAAATTGTTATAATTATTTAAAGAAATCCTTTGATGATTCAGAAAATATTATTGCAAACACATTTATTCAAGAGAAATTAAATTTTAATCTTTCTATGAAGCTTCCAATACTTCAACAAATTAGAAATGAATTTATAGAATTAAAAAATAGAATTGGAATACTACATTATACGCTAAAAATATTAGGAATATCTGATGCAATTATTAAACCTGATGAAATAGATTTAGAAATTCGGAAAAATTATTCTACTGAAGATATTATTGAATTTCTATTAGATAAATTATATGATCTTTATGATGATTGTTATTATGGAGTTGCATTTATTTTAGAAGGCAATGGAATTAAATTAACCAAAAATAAAGAAGAGAAGCAATTAATAAATTATTTAGTTGAAAATGAATACGTGATAACCCAAAATTCAAATGTTGTAGATGCACAATTAACTCTTAAAGGAAAAATTTATGTTGAGAGAAAAAGAAAAGCAAATGAAATAACTTATGATGGCATTGAAAATTCTAAAGAAGAAATATCTAATAAAATTGATGAATTATTTAATGAGCTTAATAAACTTGGATTAGGTCAAGAGGTATTATTTGAAGAGTTAGAAGATCTAAAAGAATTATATGGAACACTCAATAAAACAAATTGGGGCAAATTATTAAAAGGGAAATTAATTGATTTAGGATTGGCTAAAACTATTAATTTAGATACTATGAAGTTTGTATATGAATTTTTAACAAAAGATATATTAAGGTTAACCTGATTGATTCCACTGGTAGGCTGATCCAATTTGACTTATTGTATCTATAGGATAAAAATTCATTCCAATATATAAAGTATCCCATGCATCTGTAATATGTGTTTTTTTTTCGTCAGGGTTTTCTGGTGTATCCGGATCCTTCTCTGCAGATTTGTCTTTTTCAAATCCATTACGTCCTTGTTTAATTCCAGTTTGCTCCATGGCCAATAAAAGATATTCATTGTTGTCCTGGTTAAATGTTGGAAACAAATAAGCTGGATCTCCTTTAAAAGCTTTATCAATATACTCATGTTTTAAATTGTGCTTCATTGGATTGCCAATGTAAACACCAAATACATTAAACCCTGCTTTTCTAAGTGTTTTAATTACTATATCTGCAAATGTTTCTGAAGTTACTGCTGATTTCTGAATCATTGTGCTATCATAATAATAAACGATATCTCTATTTTTTAAATGCTTATAGTATGAACACCAATCTTCAACTGCTTCCTGGAGTTTTCTTGGTGTTTTAACATAATTACTTCGTTCGCAACGGGCTTCTCTTCCTATTCTTTGTCCATTGCATATGGAATTAATTGCAGAATTTGAATCATTAGCAATACACATTGGTAGGCTTGAATCAATATCTCCATCCCAACGACATTCAGTCTTATTTTTTTCATTAATAGGTTCTAAATTATCAATATATTGATAATCATAACTGGAATAATAATGGGTTTTTTCATCCAATCCTGAATAGAATCCGCCTTCTAATTTTCTCATTCGCTCATTTAAAATTGAGGTTCTGAAAATCAAAGGTGGGAGATCCCTTTTCATTTGTTTTACAAAATCTTCTCCAACAACTTCAATATTCCAAAATATATCATACTCTCCATAATGAATAGCGTTTTTTCTGTATTTATTGAGTTCTGCTTTTAATGATTTTACTTTCTGTTTATAGCTCGGATATTTTTCTGATTTAACTTTTGCATATGCATATTCCTTATAGGTAAGACTAATTAGTTCAATTAGATCCTTATCTATTTTTTTTTCTTCCTCCAGTAACCACATTCCCATTTTATTTGTTGGCATATCTGATGTCCAAAGAGTGCCATGATGCCATGGACAATTTCCAAAATATTGGATATTACCACGATTAGCAGGACCAACTTCTTCAGTAATTTTTTTATAATCAAGAAATTTCGCTTCAAATCCTTTTACCCAGTCGAGGGACATTGAATTTGCAGACATTGGCCTATCAAAAGAAATTAAATGAGCAATTGAGCCATTATACCAACTCATTACGTATTCATAATCGAATGGCTCAATATAAGGTGTATTATAATTTAAATGTTTAGGTGGTTTCTTACCAATAACATAATGTATATTTCTGTAATAGCCAAGCCGTTCAAGAGCACTGCATACTGCCGGCAATGTATTTCTTAATAGTTTTCCATAAGTTGGGGATAAAAGAGCACCTGCACTTCTTGGCATAGCATGAACATCCCTAACCAAACTTGTTGCATCAAATCCTTCAGATTTTCCGAGAGCTCTTGAACAAATATAGGTAGAATCCTTTGCAGCTATTGTCATAGCTTGCAATTGCGCTTTATTAAAATATTTTTTTACTTTTCCTGATTCCTCATTCATCATCTTCAATTATATGCGCTTCTTGTATATTTAATCCTTTATACTTAGCTCTTAGCTTTTCCCTTTTTTCTTCATCGATCGGAGTAAATTTATTTTCATTGCTATCTAATACAGTAATGTCTGGTACTGGTTCAAAATTTGGAGGCAATATTTTATTCCAGGGCATTTCTTCATTTTCATTCTGATCACACATTGTGTATTTACCTATTTTGTCATAACCTAAAATCATTGCTTTTGGATCATTATTTTGGCGGGCTATTTCAATTGATTCCAAACAACCCTGTACAATAATATGTCTATACCAACTCTTCTTGGCATTTTTCACATTACCAAGTAATATCTTTATACCAAATAAGTCATTGTATGCTGTTGTCTTTTCAATTCCAAATTCATCCATTAACCAGTCAATAACCATATTGTCCGTTAATGATGGAGTATCACACCAATGCGCAAAACCCGCCCGGGCCCTATTGAGTATCTCCATTTCTTTTGGAGTCATTACGATTTCATTTCGTTCCTTTCTTTTGCCTTTAATTTCAGCATTATCGGTAAAAAGATATTTTTCGATTTTTTCGTATGTTGTTAATTTACTCATTTCTTATCTTCGATTTCCTGAGTTTTTATATACTTATTTACCATCGCTTCAGCATTTGGACTTCCATGTTTTGCCATCTTTATTATATTTTTGCGAAGCTCCATCTTTGTTATTGTTTTACCTTTGTTATAGGCAATATTAGCAGGAGTATTTTCTTTTTTTATTTCTGCCTTCAGCTCTTTTTTATTTTTATTAAGCAATAAGGCTATCTCTTCAATATTGAGAAACAGCCCAGCTTGTTCCTCAATTTGCAGTAATTCTTCTTGTGTCAGATTCATGTTTATCCTGATTTAAAGAGACACCATTTTCCATGGCACCTTTAAAAAATTCCAGAAAAACATCAGCAACACTTTTTAAGGTACATATAACCCCAACTTCATATCTTTTATTTTCAGTTAAGTTTGCACTTGTAATTAAAGTAACATTAAAGTTTTCATTTGAAATCAATATTATCTTAGTATGATTACTGCATAAACTTACCTGATCTGATATGTTTAATAAAAAATTTGCTAAATCCATTCGCGATTTTCGAATACTAAAATCCACAACGCATTTTAGCTCCGTAATTAGCCCAGCATCTTTCATATTTTTGAGTGAGCAAATTGCTTCGTCGCAAATAGAAAAAGTGCTAAACATAATTCTAGCTGGTCCTGTTTTTTCAAGAATTTTTCTAATGATTTTGTGCAATGAAGTATCGTTAGTCAAATAGATCTGCCACTCATTTTCTAATTTCAATTCTGGTATCATTTATTGTTTTTAAAAATTTAGTATATGTTTCTATTTTCTTTTTTTGTTTAGGCTTATTGGTATCAGCATACCTGGCAATATATCGGCGTGCTGCATTAACCTTATTTACCAATTCTATTAAGCTTATTTTAGAATCATCAGCCATAACAATATTTATACTATTCCCTGATTAGTAGGGAGAAAATTATTTTTTTTCTATTTTATTCTCTTTCCACCATTCATCAATCTTTTTCCAGTTTAAATCACGCTGTTCTTCCATTGCAGCTTTTTCATTTACAAGTTTTTTTCGGTCTTTGTCATATTTTTTACCCTTTGGTAACTTGGTCATTTCTGCATGTTTTTTAGCCATATCGCTGGTTAATGTACCGTTTTGATCATATAACTTTTGTAAGTTTTCAGGAAGCTCTTTATAATCTACAATTGGATTTTTTTTGATTACTGGTTTATCAGGATTCTTTACAGGTGTACCTGGTCTCAAAGGTTTGACTGTTATTTCCGGAAGATCATTCACCTGGTTAAAATGATTATTTTGTTCCAGGATCCTGAAGATGTTTTTTACTGCTTTCTCCAGTAAATTAAATCTTAATTCACCTGTTTTGGCTTTTTCTTCATTGAAAAATTTATCCTGATCAGATGTAACTGATTTAAATTTTTCATCATTTTTAAAGTGATTAAACACTTCTAACATTTTAGCATAATCATTGCTGATTATTGCATTATAAACTTGTTCTCTTTTCATAATTAATTTATTTTTAAATTTTGTTTGTTTATAAATAATGCTGTTTGCAAATTCCCATCGTAGTATATTATTTTAACATAATCCGGAGGGACTTCAATTTTGTGCCAATTATAACCTTCGTATTCAAAATCATGAGCTACAATCATTTTGGCTTTATGAAATAAATAATTAACACAGTTAGCCCGTGAATCCATATGGCCATCAATAAATGCTAAATCCACAGGACCAAGTTTATCAATTATTTGTACCGGTACTTCAGGACCTAAATTTAAAATCGGATGCCAATTCTTTTTTTTAATTTCAGAAGTCATTTTATCATACCAGGATTTTTCCTGTTGTTCAATACTGCAAACATTGCAGTCATTAAACAAAAAAAACTTTGTTGAAAAATTTCCCATTCCGAATTCCAAGACATCGTTAATTTCATATGCCTGAAATAAGAATCTTAAAAATGGTAGATGGGTTCCGTATCCGGATCCGTCATCTTCAAAATCTTCTGAAGTCATATGTCAACTGTATTGATATTCCATTTTATAGTGTTGATTATTTCTGTCTGATACTTATCATTCTTATTACAGTAATTATGAATAGAATAACTATCATCATGCAGGTGGCTAATCCATATCCATCTTTCCGGTCTGGCTGGATTCATAATTGGAATTTTTCTTTTCTGCAGAAAAATACTGAACCAGATGTCAGTCATATTTATGGTTTTAAAAATTGATAAATCAACTTTTGGTAAAGTGTCTGTATGAAATGCCATTGCACCGGTACCAAGTTCATGAACAAATTTATCCTCCTGAAAACCCATTAAGCAACCTCTGAATTCTTTGGCATCATAATAATAGGTTTTGCATGGGCGATCGAAAAATATACGTCCATGCGCAGATATAACAGCTTCGCGTTTATATTTTTCCACAACCTCAATCATTCTTTCAGTATAATTGGATGGATACAATAATTTATCATCAACTGTAAAAATGTAAGCATTTTTCCAGCTGCTGCACTTAAAAAACTTTCCCACATCTCCAAGATCTCCAAGATGATCCTGACTCTTGAAAATTTTAATTTTAGGATGTTTTAAAAAATCAGGAATGCTTTTAAAGTCATTGAGATAAATATTAATGATATCACATTGGGGTAATATCCTTGCTATGCTTTCCTCCAATGCTTTAATTCTTGGTGGCATAGTAGCCATATTGTAGATTATTTTTTCTTTCATTTCGTCTTGACCATTTTTAATCAGATAAAAAAAAGAGCCATCCATAGAATAGAATGGCTCTTAAACTTCATTTTTTTAACTTTTCTTTAACATCAATTTTTTTTACTTCAATTGGTTTTTCTTCTGGAAATAATTTTTTTCTTCCTTCTGGTGTAGGTTCGACAAATCGGCACTTATTAAGATACAATTGTTCGAGTTTTTCATCAGAAAGATTATCTAAATAAACTTCCTGGAAGACACCATCAAGTTTTAAATTGACATGGCCAGGCGCTTCAATGCCTTTTCTTTGAAATAGTTTTCCCATTTTTTTTCAAAATTTAAATTAAGAAGAAACTGCTGGTAAAGTTTCACCACTTAATGGTATTTCACCATTATATGTGAAACCAGGAACAAATGAATCGGTTGTGAACTCACATTCAAACCCTTTAGCATCTGCTGCTTTGGAACCAGATTTTCCTTTTGGTTTAAAAGTAACAGGTCTTTGTTGTGTTCCGATGGATATCCTGGTACCATCGTCATCAATAAAAATCAAAACGCCTGAAGAATTATTTAAAATTCTGGCTAATGCTCTTGGTTTATTATTAAAACCAGCAATAAAGAACTTGCCTTTTGGCTGAAATGATTTACCCCCAACATTTTCACCCTGACTTTCAGGATCCAGGTTTATTGAATCTGGTGAATAGTATATTTTTATAAAATACATACCAGCCATCATCACATAATTACCATTTAATGTTACCAATTCATCATCATTTGTTGGGTTTGCCGGTAATGTTGGATAAGTTTTAATATGAGATCGTAATGCCAGATAACCGACCGATCCAAAACCACCCATACCTTCATCTCCATCTTTTGCACCTGCCTCTTTGGAAAGAGAATAACTTGTAAGATTAATACCTCCGGCCAATGTTGCTCCCACTCCATGGTTAAAAATTGACAAATCAATTCCGACATGTGGAGCTGCAAGAAAGAAAATAAATAAGGCCAGGCTTATTATGCAAAATGTCCATTTTATTACTCCCAGACATAATTTCCATTTTATGTTATTTTTCATTTGAATAATTTTAATTTGTTATTACTTATTTTATTTGTTTGAATCAGTTAAAATTAAAAGGGGGAATTTCACCCCCTTGGGATTAAGAACGATAATCGCCTGCCAGATCGTTACCTGTATTTAATTGGTCATTGACCATAAATACTTTTTGATCAACGTCAAAGATTCTGGTACCTAAACCAAATTGGCACCAGAATTGGACATAGTTAGGATCTTCAAATGGTTTACGTACTTCTATGAATTGAGATGCTGCTGCAGTATTCATATTTAATTGAAGATTGTATTCAGTGGAAAATACCCAACAATCCCCACTACCAAGAATATCATCAATTAATAGAATTAAATTGTTGCATTGAGTTTTTACCTTCAAATAAGCAAGAAATTGTTCATCACTTATTAATGTGGTTTTTTCCAGTTCAGTTGTTAATGCATCTTGTGCTTTGAAATAAGATGATGGAGAGATATATAAATATCCTTTTTTCCTTAATTGAGCATTGGCTGCTCGGATAAATTGAACTAGTTTTGTAAAAGCATTAGAGGTTGTAATAGCACCTGTTGGGTAATAATTCCCTTTTGCCTGGGAAATTTCTCCGGATACAATTTTTTTAGCAACAATGGTATAAAAGCCATCAACCAAACCCATTGGTGATAGATCTGCTTCATTTCTTGCAGCATGAAAAGTTGAATCAAGAATATCTTCACTAACAGTGATTGGTACTTTTGATAAGATAAAGGATTCCAATGGATGTTTTTTACTGATGTTGTCAGCTATTTCAGAATCTGGTTGATTTGAAATAACTCTCTTTAATTGCATATTTTTGATATGATCAACAAAAGGAAGCACACAATCAAATGATTCAAGGGTTGTTTCAGAAACTTTTCCAATTTCGTTAATATAGTCTGGTGTTCCTCCAACAACTTTTTTAACATAAGGTCTTGTTTGGCCTCCTTTTCTGCGGAACAAAACATCTTTTACAGTCTCCTTTTCAGAAAGACGTGCAATTTTTAATTTGGTGAGAATAGGATCCATTTCATTATAAGGAAGCTCTCCCAAAGTAGGATTATATTTTATTGCAAACCTATTCAGGTCGTCGATATTTATGATAGGCATTTTTCTACGTTTTAGGGTTAATAATTATTTTATTTAGTTTTTTTGTTTTTGTTTTTTAGCACTACTATTTCTTTCTGGGAAATAATTCCTGAATAGCTTTTTGTTTTTCAACAGGATCATCCGTTGATTCGATTTTTTTGTTAACAACATCCCATTTGTCTTCCCCATCATTTCCACCATGATTTTCAGTAGAAGAAGTTATTAATGCAGAATCTGCACCAGGTAATGCTTTTAACCTGGTAATATCTTTTTCCTGTTTTTGAATTGTTTCTTTTGCTGTTGCCAGTTCTTTTTCAGCATTTCCTTTTGCTGTTATAGCAACCTGTAAATCTGATTCTGCCTTTTCTTTTGCAGTTGTCAGATCTTTATTCGTAGTTACTAGCTCAGAAATTTTTATTTCTAAGTTTCCTTTTTCGGTTTTTAATGCAGTTAACTGATTTTCTAGTTCAGTTTTTTCCTTAACTACACTATCATATTTTTCTTTACTTTCAAAAAGTCCCATGGTTTAAAACATTTAGGTTTTTATTTATAATAATTATGAATTGATTGTACTAATTCTTCAAGAGTTCCAACTCCATCAATAAGACCAATTTTTTCAGCTTCATCTGCAAAAAATAATTTGCCAGTATTCCATTCTTTATCTTTTCCCAACTTGCCAGCTCTATTTTGTTTTACATCAGCCAGAAATTGATCATTAAATTTGTTTACTTTTTCTTTTATTCCTGCCAGATCACCTTTTAAAGCATCATAATAATCTTTGTTTTTATCAACAGAAGCATCCGCATAAACTTCAATTTGTTTTATTCCTTCCAGTTTCATTGCTTCAGTAAAATCATTTATGGTTACAAAAGTTCCAATAGAACCAATGTTTGCCAATTCAGAATTAGCCATAATAAAATCACATGGAGATAAAATCAAATATCCAGCACTTGCAGCAGTATCTTCAGCAAATCCTAAAACAGGTTTATTTCTTTTACGAATTGTTTGTTGCAAAAACATAGCAGCCCTTCCTTCACCACCAGGAGAGTCTACTTTTAAAATAACAGAATCAATATTTTCATTTAAATAACACCTGGTGAGAAGATCTGCTTTTGAAAGCATACCAACAGGTCCACAATATTGATCATATTTTGTAATTACGTCAATTATATTTATAATTGCTACTGAATTTGCAGGTGCATCTTCAGGGGCCAATGCCATACCATATTCTGAAATTTGATAAATTCCGTTTTTATAGACAGCAAATTGTATTGCCCTTGATCTTGATCTTTCTTGGGAATTATCTGAATTTTTATATTCTCCCTTTAAAATGGATAATACTAAAGGATAATAAACTTCGGCTTTCTGCCGATCGATCATCCAAATTCCATCAAAAATTTCATATATGGTTTTAGAATACATTGCAATGATTTATTATTCATTGCAATTATACTATTTAGAATATGTCTTAACAATGACATTAAATCATATAGAACGGCGAAGGTTTTTCGCTTTGGCAAGAAAACTCATAACTAAATCCATTAATACCTGAAGGTTTTTTTTCAATTTTCTGACTAAATTTAAAACCAATTCCATTTTCATATCCCAAACACCTTATTTTTCCATTGTTGTCTTTTACTAAGACAATATGGCGGGTTTTTGACATTTCAAAAAATAAGGTTAAATATTCAGAAGTTAGTTTTGGAACCATACCAACTAACTTTGTTTTGAAGAAATCACCGGCATTTGAACTCTCTTGAGTTTCATCAAACTCAAGTGTATCCATAATTGATACACCTTCAAAAATTGCTTTGCCCGGAAGCGGACTTATTGCCGTCGTGAGTTCACTCAAATCATTTATATTTGCTAAACTATTGACGTCTTTAAATGGGATATACTGAAATTTTTCAAGTCCTCCCATTGATTCGAAATCGAATTCTGGAAAATTTTTCATGTTGATTTTTTTATTACTGACAAAAACTGACCTATTTTTTTATAATTTAGAATCATTCTACATAAGAAAATTTCTTTTTCTTTCGATAATAATCTCTCAAAACTGAATCTTCATTTATATCTTTTGCATTTATATTATAAATGGCTAAAAAATTATTTAAACCAATGTCTGTAACAAAATTCGGGGTAAATAATTTGTTAGCCTGGATGAAAATATTTATTTCATCTCTTAATCTTCCATCTAAATATTTATTGATATAAAATATTTTTTCATATGTTAAAAATAATCCGCATTTCTTTATATACATTGGTTTTAAATAGATGTTTATTTTTTGATCGAGACTTTTTACAAATTCCTGAATTTTGCAATTGGTAGATGTTTCGTAAAAATCTCTTTTTTTCTGTAGCAAAGGGAGTAAATACATTCCAAAACATAAAGAGTCATTAACACTTAATAGATACTCATCATCAGCGATATTTAGTCGCTTTGTTATATACTTTTTCAAGTAGTTTTTAAGAGGGAGATCTATATAAATGCTTTGCATTATTAATTAAAACCGTTTCACAAATATAAAAAAAAATATTCATTGTGAAGTTTTAATTAACGTTATATCAACTTATTTTAATAAGGTTCGAGTCCAATAAATATTCCTGGTTCAAAAATTCTACTTTGTTTTTTTTCCATCTATCATATTGATGCATCAGGTGCATTATGATAGTTTGCTCGAAGGATCCTAAAAAATCCACAACCAGGTCCTGCTCAAAAATTGTTATGAAACTACAGATTTCTGTATGTTTCATGCGGAAGGAATATTTCTTTTTGCGTTTTTTTGGGATCAGGTTTTTTAGTTTTTTCTCCAGTTTAATGGATAGTTCTGAAATTGTTATATGAAGTAATTCGTTTGTTTCCTCGCTTTTATAAACATTATACCATTTCATTTTTTCACATTCTATAAGAATGAAAAGCAATGATTTTAACTGATCTAATGATAAGCTTTCTATGGTAATGGTTTGGTTTTCCATAATTATTGGATATCATCCTTTGGGGCAAGAAATGTTATTTTACTATGGCCAATATGTCTAATTGCGGGTTTAATATCGCCATTTTTTGAAAGATAATTTGGCTTACAAAGAACAACATAATAATCATCTAAAGATAATTTGTATAACTTGCTTTTACAATTTGGACATATAGTTTCATTTTCACCGCCTTCATAACCTATGCAATTAGGATTTATACAACAATTATCTAATTCTTTTCTTTTAAAATATTCCGATATTAAATCCATATCTTATCTAATATAATTACAATTTTAATTACGTTTATAATTTGGTTTTGTTGCAGCTTTCCCAATACATTTAGATTCTCCATATATTCTTTCTGCTAATATCAAGTAATTCTTTATTCTCATTTCATTGTCTAAAACTGTTTCTGAATTATCATTTTTAATTCCATCTGGTATTATCAGGCTTTGTAAATCATTAATAATGCCATTATATAACTCATTCATCATTTCAAATTTATCCATATCGGAAATATTCCCTGTTGCATACATAGCATCTAAATTGCATGCATTATTAAAGCTTTGTTTTTTATATTCTGCTAACAACTGCTTAATTTTTCCTTGAAACTTAACATATATATCATTTGTATATTCATTTAGAAACTCATTTATCTGGGTAGTTGACATTTTTCTCATTTGATACTGGATTATCTTATCCATCATTTCATATCTTTTCATATAAAAATTTTATTTTTAATTTTTATTTCAAATTTAGTTTAATTTTTATTGCCTTTTTGATTTCTCTTAAAACTTTTCTTAATGCAATATTAACAAGAAGAAGAGCCCCTAAAGTAGTATTATATTTTATGGAAAATCTTTGAAATTCATTTAAAAATAATTTCATATTTTTTGCTTCCCTTTTTATTCATTAAAAAATTTAATAACCTTCCAATATCCTTTTGCTTTCAGATTTGGATGGGTGTGTATAATTCTTTTACAGATCTTATACATTTTTCTTTTAGGCAACCAGGTTGAATAAAATTCCAATGAAAATCTATTTATCATGTGCTTATAATCACAATTTTTATAAAAAGATTCTGGAATCCAATATAATTCCCAAGTTCCCCATTTTTTTAAAAACCATCTTGAATTATTCGCATAAATAATAAATCCACCTTCCCAGAATTCCGGCTTTTTGTCTTTTGACAATAATTTTACATATTTATAAAAATCATAATCTTCATAATCATCGTTTGTCTTTTCGATTATAAATTTTAAAAACATAAGCAAACATACAATTACAATTAATATTATTATAGTTTCCATATTGTTTTAACTCCTTTCTGGCAATAACTTTAGTTTATCAAAATCCTGTTGACACATAATTATTTTATTATCAAACTTAAAAACTTTATGAACTAACTCCCTTCTGAAATTAACACTTCTTTTACTCCACTTTTTCCGGATCCGCTTTTTTTTACTTTTTGGAAACCTGAATTGTTTATATTCTTCATTAATACAAACTAAATCATTTATAATTATTTCCAAACTTCCCGGGGGTGGAAAAAAGGATGCGAAATTTTGTTAATTCATAATATACTTACTTTTTGTGGGATATTCTAATTTCAAAATATGTGTGTAATCCCAAATTATCTTTAGGATTAAGTAACATAAGTCTAATACCTGCAGAATCTTTTATTTCTATAAGCTCAGAATTTAGACGCTTAACCACTATTCCCATCTTTAATTTTGTTTTTTGTTTATTTTTCATAATAATAGTTTTCATTGTCTTTAATATGTTCAATAACTCCATTTTTATCTGCATTACCCCATTTTCTCTTTTTATTTACTTCCAGTTTATTATAAGTAATCGTTAGAAGCTCGTCTGCATTAATTCCAAAATGGGTACCTGATCCTGCGAAAAATTCATAAAATTCAGAGCAGTATGGAATCTCATTAATTATTTTATGTATCAAACCTGGTATGTTTTTTTGCCCGGGATATTTTTTCATTTTAAATATTAATTAGTTCACCTTTTTCAAAATCTTTGATAAGTAAATTGATTTCATTGGGATAAACTCCTCTTTTTTTACTGAAAGTAAAATTGTCATTACTCATTAACAATCTTGGTTTTTGATTTTCATCCTCACCAAACATTATTATTCTTCCCCAAAACCCTTCAGGATGCTTAACTTTTTGTCCTAATTCAATTTTACACCTTCTTTTTTGGTTATTCTGTGTTATAATTGCTTCCATTTCTTATTTAATTTTTCTACAAAACTTATTATTTATGCATTTTTTATATGTTCCAGGGATTTGCTTCCTGAAAGTATATACTAATCTATAAATCCATTCTTTTTGTTTATCCGTTAATTCTGATTCCGGATTATTCAGCGATTGAGAATGAACATCCCGAACAAATCTTTTTGTCCAGGATGCCATTGGAAGACGGCAACAATTTAAATTATGAACAATTATAATTTCGTCTGCGGTCATTTTAATCTAGATTTCAATAGTTTAACATACCAGACATTGTCTATATCTTCATTAGTAATTTCTTTTAATTTTTCAATACTCTCAATTTCACCCCACCAGCTTTCACATCCATAAATTATTTTGCCTAATTCAGGAACAAATATTGCAGGATTATGATTTGCAAAATTTAACTGAATTTTATTATCGGACAAACCAACAGAACTACCTAATGCAATATCTCCAAGATAAAACCCAACATAGGTTTTATTTTTATATTCTTCTCCACATGGCCTAATAGAAACTAATGTACCTTGCTTTTCAGAATCACGAATAACTTTATTTTTTGGAAAAGCAATATCTTTAATATCTGACATTTCAGCATGTAACAAAATTTGTCCTAATGTTTCATGCAATTTTGCCAATGTTTTTACTCCATCATCTGCAGAGAATAAATGTTTAAATTTGCCCCATTCATTTGTGGCTTCGTAAGCTTCTTGTAATTTCTTTTTTAAATTTTCCATTTTTTTATTTTTTAATTTCTAAAATTCTAAATTTAATTACCCAAACCCAGGGATTTTTATCCCAGGATCCTTTGTCGTTTATTTTATCCCATAAACTTTCATAACTATCAATTGGATTCCTATTCCAGTGTAATAGATCTCTTTTTCTTGCTAAATAATTTTTAAACATAAAAAAGAATCCATCAACTGCAAGCATTTCTTTATATTCTATTCCTTCTGAAATTGCATCTATTTTTGAAATATCATTAAGCCTTTCAACATTTATTTTTTCAACTTGCAACTTAATACGACAAGCAGCTTTGGGCATAAAAATTGAAGGTTTCCATTTCCATTCAGAAATAAATTGTTTTGATTCAGATGCTTTATACCTATATCTTTCACCAAATTCAGGATAATTTGGTCCATTAATCCAAGTTTCACGAACCCAAAGAATATCTCCTATTATACCATATGGACATTTTATATGCATCCATGTATCGGTTCCCACTATTTTAAAATAAGCATGTAAAGCATCATCCTTTTCATTTTCCGGATTTGGTCCCAATCCCACAAATTCCCAATTATTTGGATTTTCATTAATTTTATCCAATCCTTTCGTACGTCTTGTTTGGTTTTTTAATTTATTTAGAATCGCTTGCACCATTGGTGTGCTAAATAACATTGGGATTTCTTTACTCATTTAAAATTGTTTAATTTGATTTAAAAGACCATAAAAGAAATTTAACAATAGCATGTATTATTAAACATATTGCTCTTATTATATCTCTCATTAATTTTTTCATTTTAAAAGTCTTTTAAGATTAGTTTTTTGTTTGACTTTTGTAAATTTTTCCAATTCTTCAATGAGACGAAGAATTTTTTCTTTCCCTGGTTCAGGAAGATGATTATTTCCTGAATCGGCTCCAATATTTACTTGTAAAGGTTTACACATCCAAATAAAATCAACCACCGGTGCTAAATCAAAATCCATTATTGGTTCCATTGTTATATAAGTTTCGATAACATCACTTATTTCATACATTGCTTTTACTCTGTCTTCTGGCTTAGGAGCGTTTTTCATTATTTCAGGATAATGCCTGTTTGTCTCTATTGTAGTGCATAAAACAGATTTATCTGAAATTACACAAGCATCTATATAGTCCCAAAATCTAAATGGATTTTTGGTCTGGAATAGATATTTATTTTCGAACATTTCGCAACGTTTTAATATCTTCCGGATCCATTCATCAGGAATATCTTCCGCAAATAGGTCATTTTGGGCCACAACAAAAATAAAATTATTTTTACCCAGGCTTACCTTTAATTCTTCTTCCATTAAACAAGGTGGTCCCGAATATTTTTTTATCAGATGTTCATAAAAAAACTTATTTGTACTGCAATACGTACAAGCATGAGTACAGTTGCCTCCTAATGGATTCCAGGTATGTGTGACAAAATCGTACATATTACCTTTTTGTTTATTTAGTGGCATATTACTTAATTTTTAATTTTGCTTCTTTATATGTTTTTGTCATTATAATTGGTGGTGTTTTGCAAATTGATTTTAATGTCCATTTCAGCCAATTTATTTGCTGATCTTTTTCATTATTTGCTTTATTTAGAATATCTACTTTGATTTGTAAATTTTCTGCAGTTCTTTTTATTTGCAAATTATCAACCCAAAGCAATATATATAACAATAAATTTATAGTTAAAACAACAAGCCAAATAAGCTTTTCTGTTTGAGAAATATCCTCTTTTTCAGGTAAATTTATATCTTTCATTATCTTCAATAATAATAGTTGTAAAAGGAAATCCAATTTCAGGTACCTGTTTTATTTGTTCAATTAAACAGTTAGATCCTGTAAAAATTATATGTTTTTTGTTTTCATATGAAATTTGTAAATGCAAGCATTTACCGCTACCCTTTTCTTTAAAAACCTTTGAATCTTCAATTTTAAAATCATGAACCACAATTTTACGATTTAGTATTTTAGACATTTTAATTTTTTCACCTTCAAACCCTTTTGTATTTGTTTTTATATCGAATTGGTTAAAACTGTTCATAATAATTTTTTTAATAAGTGTTTAGAATTGCAATGCGATGCCCAACCATAATAAGATGCTATAGATTTGGCATTTTTGTTTTTATGGATCATCCTAGCAAAATTTTGTTTAATACTTTTGCGTAGCAAGGTATGGGTATGGTAGAAAACATATCCGACAAAATCAATTCCACGGGCTTCTACAGGAAAAACCTGGTAATTATCTTTAACTGTAATTTTCAATTTTTCCTGAAGATATGTCCTGATTTCAGCAAATAATTGATGTAAATATGCTTTATTGTCAGCTAATATTACCATATCATCAGCATAACGAAAATAGTATTTAACGAGTTTTGTTTCTTTGATCCAGTGATCGAAATAGGTTAAATAGAAATTAGCAAAATATTGACTTAAATAATTACCGATTGGAAGCCCTTCGGTACTGTCAATTATTTCATCTAATAACCAAAGCAAATCATTGTCCTTTATTTTTCTGCGAAGCAATTGTTTTAAAATTTGATGATCCACATTCGGATAAAACTTTTTTATATCTAACTTTAAACAATACCTGGTATAATTTATATCGGTCAAAGCTTTTTTAACTGCCTTTTCAGCTGCATGAATACCACGTTTTTTGATGCAACTATATGTATCTGCAGTAAATGTTGAAACAAAAACAGTTTCTAAAATATTCATTACTGCATGGTGTGTAATGCGATCAGGGAAATATGGAAGTCTGAATATAAGCCGTTCTTTTGGTTCATAAATTGGGAAAGTAGTATATTCTGACGTTTTATAAGTTTTATTTTTAAGCATTAAATGCAAATCTTGTATATTCTTTTCGCGGTTCTTATCATGAACCATTACACCAGGTTGTTTTAATTTTCCTTTTCGGGCAATAGAATCTGCTAATTGAAGATTTTCAATGCTGCAAATTCTTTCATATAAATTGTTTTTTCTTTTCATTCCTTTGCTTTCTAAAGATCGCTTTCTCCGTAGATACTAACGCTCTTTTTTATTATTTTTATTTTTTGCCTTGTTGGCATGGTTTATGCTTCATATGTTCGCATAGGTGCGAACTGCAATTCGTATTCGTGTTCGTGTAATTGTAATTCGAATTATCGAACCTGAACCTGGACGACAAAACTGGCAGTTCTAAAAGCATACAACCCATTTTTTTTTATTCTGAATAAAGTAAATATTCCTGGTATTCCTTTTCAAATTGTTTTGCTATATACAACGCCTTTTCTGAAGTATCTGTGCAAAGGCGCGAACCGCAAAGCGCATTCGAGTGCGCGTAAGTGAAATACGAATCAGCGAACCCGAACCCGGACGACAAAACCCTATACCATGGAAAATATTTATATTGGTTCCAATCGCTCCAATCTGGTTTCCAACCATTATTTATTGCTTTATAAATGATCATTAATTTATAACCTGCAATAATTGGCTTTTTAAATTCATCATTTGGAACTTCAGGAAGTTCTTCAGGATCTAATCCTAATTTTTTGCAAGCATCTGCAAAACTCTTGATTGTTTTATAATCAAAAGGTGAGTTGCTTTTAACTGGTTTTGTTGTTTTTTTTGCCATAATTTACTTTATAAATTGTTTATACAGATCTAAAAATTGTTGCGCTGCATAATTTGATTTTTCTTTGCTTTCGAAGCAAAGGCGCGAACCGCAATCCGCAAACGTGAACGCGCAAGAGTAACACGAATCATCGAACCCGAACCCGGACGACAAATCAAACCATGGATACCATTTTTGTTGATTAGAGTCATTCCAATCTGGTTTCCATCCTTGATTTATTGCTTCAATAATTATCTTTAATTTTTTGTAAGCAATTTCATCTGAAGAATCGCATTTGTTTATTTCTGCATATGGATCCTTATTCAATGCTTCACATGCATCTTCAAAAGTTTTAATGCTTTCAAAAGATATTTTATTGACAAGATCTTTGCCAAATTCTTTACTTAAAAGTTCTTGGAACCAATCAGGTGATTCAGGATAAACTTTTTTTGCTGTTTTTAAATCAATGTTTAATGACATAATTTTTAAATTTTTATTTTATTAAGGATTATAGAATTTTCTTTCTAATTGACCCGATTCGCCTATGAAATATTCGTTTGTATAATCTTGTTTTATCTCACCATCAATCCATTTTTTTATTAGTGAATATGGAGAAGGAAAATAATTATCAAATAATAGCATTTCTCTGGTATTGTTTTTAATATGGGATGCTTTATAAATTAAGGCTTCCATTTCGTTTTTGAATTTATTTTTTGATAATGAATTTAGTTCCTTTAAAGTGATGTCGCCCCTGTATGTGAATTTTGGATTTTTCCCATATTTTTCATTCGGATAAAACAAAACTCTCAATGTGAAATGGGAAACTTTTTGTCCTTTTTGTGTTTTGGTTTTTATTTTTGTTGGTTTATATTTTACAGGTAAATCGCTCATATCTAAGTGTTTTTCTTTAATTTTTGTCGCATAAATTCTAAGAAAACTAACAAGCTAACAAGCTAAAAATAACTAACAAGCTAACAAGCTAACAAGCTAAGAATTTCTTTAAGAAACTATCTTCATATTATGCTAATAACAAAAATTTGCAGTTGTATCATAAAAAATTAAATAATTTCAACCAAATCGGGCATTATTGCAAATGTTAGCTTTTGTGGTCGCGAATAGTAAACACATCCAATCGTTGTTTTTCTTACTCTTGGCTCTGATTTAAATCTTCTGTGTTCAAATTGCAGCAAACCCACTTTAGCTAATTTTCTTTTTGTATAGGTGCCGGAAGAAGAACTTCTGCGATTGTTAAAAATCTCGGCAATTCTATACGTGTTCATATTATCATCACTGTTGTATGCATTTAGCATTTCTATTTCATCCTTCGTATATAATTCAGGATTAGTAAAAGCTTTTATAACACAACTTAAAACGGCTCTCCTTGAGAAAATATCGGATCCTGTTATATTACAAAGCGCTTCTCTTAATTCTGGATTTTTATTTACCTTTATTTTATATGCTGCCTGCATTCTTTTCTTTGCCTCTAAAATGGCTTTAGCCTCCAGCACCAGTTCGAGCTGAACAATTTTTTCGTATTTAACATAGTAATAATATTTTTTAACATTGAATTTTTCACATATATCATCCCAGGAAGCCAATAAAATACCACCTGGTGTTTTTTTAGCTAGTTTATTTGATTTTAATAATGCCAACCTGGTCCAAAATGTTCTTTCTGAAATTTGGCATTGTTCTGCAATTGTTTTAATGTTTTTCGAGATATTTAATACAACACCATTATCATAATGATGTTTTAAATAAAAGAAAGTTTCAAAAGCCTTTTTCAAAGTTTTGTCGCTTGCTATTTGCGTAGGAATATTTTTTAATATTTTAATCTTTGCGGACATAACCATATTTTAAAATTTCCTTTTCAATTTGCTGAAAATGCCATTTGTATTCAGGGTTTGAAAGATCGTCTTCTACCTTTTCAATAGAATGCAAAACTGTGGAATGATTATTGATACCTGGCGAAAAAAGATAGGCAATATCCTGAAGTGACATTTTACTACATTTATTAATAAAAAATATTGCCAATTGCCTGGCTTCCCTGATTTCTTTTTTCCTGGATCTGATTTTTAGATTTTCAGGTGGTATTCTTTTATATTCGGCAATAATTTCTTGTATTTCCTTTCTACATCCGGGAAATGAATATGGATTATTATTTAACATTTTTTTCATCTTTTAAATAATACTCTTTAACTCTGGCAATTTTGCCATTCGCTTTTCTCACATTAATCCAATCACCGTCTATATGCAAATGGTAAATGTCTTTTAAATCCTTAATTCTCCTTGGAAGATGTCCAATACCAAATAAAATAGAAGCAAGAAAAAGAGTAACCCTGCCTCCTTTTTCCAGGTATTGGCGTAATGCTTTATTTTGTGCTAATACTTCTTTCATTCGGTTTCTCCCTTCAAATATTTATTTAAAGAATTGTAATGAATTTTACCATTATTTGTTGTTTTCAACTTTTTGGTTAATATCAATTCTTTTAATCTCGGATCGCCAATCCTTAATATTTTTTTAGCTGCTGCTTGTGAAAGTAATTTATCTTCAATTTGTTCTGATTTAAATTTTTCAATAGCTATTTGAGCAACTTTAACAGCAAATGCCTCTAGGTCGCCCCATTTTAATTCAACTATTGTTTTTGTATCCATAAAATAAAGTTTTTAAAATAAAAAAAGCAATGACAAAATAATCCCAATAAAAAGATTGATAATCATTAGCCAATCCCTTGTATTTAATTTTTTTATGGGCTTAATTGGACTCATTCTAAATAATTCCATCAGAATACTTATTATGATAAATATTGCTAAGATTAATTGAATAATATAAAGTGCTAGTTTCATAATTATTTTATTGAAAAATTAGTTCATAGTTTAACTTTGAGGCATTGTAATGTTCCATAATTGCTCCGTTCGATTCAGTATAATCTTTCAGAAAATAAACTGCAGTGCATTCAGGCCTAAGCATTTTAGAAAGAAGAAATCGCATACATATTTTCCATTCAGGAATAATATCAATACCATATTCCTTTATTATCTCTTCCACCGGATTAATTATTTTAGCAAATGGAAATAATTCTTTCAGATATTTTTCTGCCGTTTTAAATTTGGCCCTGCAATTTTCCATTTCTTCACCTGTTACTTTACCTGAAATATAGATGTATTCATCTTCATGTTTTTTGTCTAAAATAACCTGTTGTTTTAACTTTTTGCTCAACTCCGTTAAATTTTTAGACATTTCGGAAGTAACTTTGTTTGGAACAATTGTTCTCTTTTTCTTATATATTGCTTGTTTTTCGCTCATTAGTTTTGCATATATTTAATGTGATTACTAATTAATTTAAAATCTTTTGCTTTGTTACAATTTAACCCTTTTAGTCTTGCAATTATGAGTATCATTGGCACGATATCGTTATATTTCATAACTCCAAAGGGAGAAAATGGCCTTTCTTGCTTATACATTAGTTAAGAAATTAAAAAAATAAACTATATTTATATTAAAAAGAAAGTAACCAATTAAAAAACCCAACGCTATAAGCATAATTATATAGTATTTAGCAATTTTTTTTCGTTCTTTTCTCCAAATAAGTGCTTTTGCAGCTTCAAATTTGGCTTCATTTGTTGTAGCATATCCATAATCTTCTTTAATGTCTTCAAAGAACTTCTCAATGTTTTCTTTTCTGTAGGTTTGTATAGGTACGTTTGCCATAATTATATTTTGTTTTTATTATCTTCAATTTGTTTCAAAGAAAGATCTAATTCAGCATCACGATCTTTTAAGGTTCCGGCAATTGCCTTTATTTCATCAACCTTTAGGGTTTCTTTTGCTTTTGCCGGCAAAGATTTTAAAAATTCAACCTGGGTTTTTGCTGTATCTATCACAGTATTTAATAACCCCCGAACTTCTTGTGCAACTTTTACATCAATTTTTCCTTCTTTGAGTTTTTTTATTGTGTCGAAAGCTTCGTTTCGAACATCAGTGAGTGTTATACCTGAATTCATATGTTTTTATTTATTTGTCTTGTTAATGCTGATTTAACTCTTATTAAACTTTGAACCTCTTGAGGTAAATTTCTGAAAGTGTTTAATTTCATATTGTTCTTTTAATGAAACAACTACAATATCATTAATTGTAGGACAAATATTTATATCATGCCCATCTTTCAGCCTAGGAATTTTACCGGTCAGATCAATTTCATTTATTTGACATAAATGAACCAGGTAAGATTTTCTTTTGTTTTCATGTTGTATTTTCCAGGTTCTTTCAACATATCCATTCTCTCTTGTTCTTTCATAAATGTATGGTTCGTAATTATGGACCATTGTGGCAGGAATATGACCTTTTTTGAACATTGTTTTTGCACATTTTTCATACAATTCAGCGCTCATTTTTTGCCCTTTATTGACAGGAATATTTCCTTTTTTAAATCTATATTCTTTACCTGCAATTGAACCTTTTATAAAAACTCCTGATTCTTCGCTCTGCATGAATTCTTTTGTTTTTTTTAAACCCAATAATGAAGCCTGGGCATAAACTGATTTTACAGATCTTGCCATTTTTTCAGCAACTTTAGAAGAAGACATATGAGGATAATCTTTTTTCATAATCTCATTTTCTTCCAGAGTCCAAATTTTTCTGTTAACTGGTTTCATTTACACTTTTGTTTATGTAATTTATCTATCCTACAAGCAATAACACTATTATAACATTTAGAAATATCTACAGGTGAAAGCCCTATTTTTTTTAGATTGTAATTTTCCCCTTCAACATTTTCATAATATTCTCTTTCTAAATAGACTCTTCTTAATCCATTCTGTCTTAGCGATATTCTTATTGCCTTTTTAAATTATAATTGATTCATACCGAATTACATTAATATAAAAATCCATTATATAATTCGATAAATTGCTTAGCGGTGTAATCGCTTTTTTCTCTGCTTTGAAAGCAAAGGCGCGAACCGCAACCCGTAAACGCGAACGTGCAATTGTAACTCGAACTATCGAACCCGAACCCGGACGACAAAACCTCAAACCACGGATAAAATTTGGGTTGGTTACAATCTTGCCAATTGGGTTTCCAGCCATTATTTACCGCTTTAATAACTAACTTGAGTTTTTCATAATTTATGGTATCAGGATCAAGCCCAAGTGCATCAAATTTTTTATTAAATTCTTTTTCTGAAGTTCCAAATGCCTTACAGGCATCATTAAAAGTTTTGATTGTTCTGAAATCAAATTCTTTTTTTTCTGTTTTTTTTACTTTTGCTGACATGTTTTTTATTTAAGTTTTGTAGCGCAGGCGGGACTCGAACCCGCGATCTTAGGATTATGAGTCCTACGAGATAGCCATCTTCTCCACCGCGCAATAATTATTATTAATAAATAAAGATATGTGCGACTTAAGTATTCTCTTAAATCTCAAATATCTCAACCTCGTGTAATGCTTAATTCTGTATATATATATATATTCTTCCTCACAATAACAGGAACAGAATTCATTCCTAATTCCAACGCAATTGCCAACCTGTTATTTCCATTTGATAACAGGGCTTTGTTTTTATAAACAATTAATTCCAATGGATTTGTAATTCCATTAATTTTAATTGATTCCTTTAATTTATCATAATCAGTAACATATAAACCCCAAATCTGAGGAACCTTTTCAACTGTCCTATCATATTCGCGATAACGAATAAGAATTGATGGGTTAATATATATTACCTTAGATTTCATACCAGGTTTTTTTTAACTGCCCACATTGCCAATTCTGTTCTGTTTTGGCATTTTGTTTTTTCAAATAATTTTACAATTACATTTGTAACTGTATTTATTGATATTCCTCTTAAATGAGAAATTTCTTTGTTTTGCAGTCCCTTACCTATAAGTTTTAGAATCTCTGTTTCTTTTTTTGCAATAAACTTTCCATTTTCAGCAGCAATGCCACCGCATATCTGACAGTTAAATGGACAAACATTTCTTAATCCACAGTCCCAAAACTCCGGATTAAAAACATTGTCTGCAGTCATATCTGATTCTGTATTGAATCCACCAAAACAACAAAAAACGTATTGCTTTAGCATTAATTCTTGTGATTCATATCCAGCAGAAGCAAAGCCTTTTAATGCTTTTGTATTTTTAAGCATATGGTCCAGAAATTTTTCTTTTATATCTGAAGGCAGTTCACCAAATTCCATGTGATCGCCTTTATAAATTGCTTTTAATTTGTCTTCAAAAGCGTATATTTCAAGGTCATTTCCTTCTATAAATGCCGGTATTGTATTATTCATCACAAACCTCCTTAATTTCTTTTTCCACTTGCAAGGCCTTATTTTTATCTTCTTTTATAAGTTTAATTGCTTCGTCAATTATTCCTAGATTGTCATCTCTGAAGCCGCATACGACATTCCATATATGGCCTTCAGAGCAATTGAACTTTTTAGATAGCGTTTTTCTATATCCTTTAGGCAAGTTTTTTCTTAAACTCTTGCTTTGTTCTGTTTTTATTCTCATTGTTACTAAAATTTAATTCGAAATATTTACGGTTAACTTCATTTAATTGACAAATGGTTCTTAAAGCATCAATTCTGTTATCTATGTTGGTAAGATTTGTTACAAGTGCATCAATATATTCGATTTCCATATGGCTAAATTTTACTATTGACTTTATTTTATTTTGATGTATATTTGTTTTGTAAATGATTTACAAATGTAAGTATAAAAACTGCATTTGTCAAGTAAAAACTTCAACAAACATCAATTTATATTAAGACTTATTATAAATAAGAATGAAATCAACTATAAACCAAAGAATTAAAGAATATTTAGAACGTAAGAAAATAACTGCAGAAACTTTTGGAAAACCAATAGGCGTTTCAAGACAAGCTGTAAGTCAATGGATGTCAAATATGAATGGTCCCAATGCTAGCACTATTATTAAAATAATTGAAATTTATCCTGATATAAATGCAAGATGGTTAATAACAGGCAACTTTTCATATGAAAATGAAAATATTTTAAACGAACCCATTGAAGAATATAAAAAAATAGAAAAATGCAGTAAATGCGAGGTAAACGAAAGGCTTATTAAAAGCCTTTCTGAACAAATAGAAGGATTAAAAAGAGAGTTATTCCTAGTTACAAAGGATGATAGCTATAAACAAACAAAAGCTTCTTAAAAATTACATATAGGAGGGCAAGTACGTTTAACATATTTATTATTATAATGTTTCAATTTATCAGAAATTCAGTATTAATACC